GGCGTGTTTACACACGCCCTCGGGTCTGTATTTGTAGATATACCAATATCTACATAACTACAAGGAGGGTTTATGCCAACAACACGGACAAGAACCTGGGACAATCGCACTAATGTGCAGGCTATACACGATATTCGGTATAGTTATGCACCATATGCGGCCCAGTATCTCTTCGACGCCGGTTTCACCGGTTCGATTGTTACAGTCAGTGATGTACCGCATCATCGCTTCGAGCTTGCTCGACGTAACGGTGCGACCATCATGGATGACTGCAACATATCGCGTGTGGCTAGATCAGTTGTGGATGGATCCATAACTTATGACTTTCCAGATTATGGAATTCATATGCATGGTCCCCTCGCTGATCGACTCAGCTACAAAGTAGTGCCGGCCACGCTGCCCAGTTTTGGGGGTGATGACCTGCAGAATCTTCTTGTTCAAGCTTATGCAAAAATGAACAAGAGTGATCTACTTGTAGGCTAAATCTTATCAGATTTTGATAAGACCGCTGGTATGCTGAGAAGACCCTTTTCTAGTGCCGCTAAGCTACTTGGTCGTATGGCCAAGCATCGCTCTAAGCGCATTGGAAAAACGGCATCCAGCCTTGCTAAAGCCAACAGTGCAACGTGGCTTGAGTACAGGTATGGATGGGTACCCCTCATAGGTGATTGTAATACAATCATCAAGGATGCTCACAAAATTCGTGAGCGGACTAAGAAGAGGGTCCTTGTAGCCCGTGCCGGTTCTTCTAGTTCGAACGTTAGTTCGGACACATGGAGACCCGGTCCCGATGATGGACTATCCACGTCGGGTTCGTACTCGCACTCGATAACGAGGCGAGCTAGCGCAGGGGTACGTTATGAAGTTATACTTCCTGACGTCTCATCCAGTGCAGCAAGGTTCGCTGGCACAAGTGCCAGTGATTTACCTTCTACACTGTGGGAGATCATCCCCTATTCCTTTGTGGTAGACTGGTTTGTAAACGTTGGTGACTGGATTCGGGCTGTTGTTCCCGTACCAGGCATAAATGTCCTAGGAAACTGGACCACTCTGCTAACTAACGAGACCACGATTGTGTCTGGTCAGATAGCTTATGGTTCTAATTCCAACGACAACCCACGTTACGTCGGTTCGTTTGGTTCAGAAAAGATAACTTCTTTTTCATACCAACGAAACGTTAACCGGAGTCTACCCTCAACCCCAGCATTGACAAAGAAACCTTTGTCGATGCTACATCAGCTAGATGCTGCGGCTCTGATGCTACCCGGTATCACCGGGATGTTGAAGAGTTTCAGGCACTAGATTCTCTTACGAGAAGGAGGATAACACCATGGGACTGAAAACTATGTCTCTCATCAACGCCGCTACAGTAGCATTCTCTGGCGGTACCCCATTTGACGTGCGTCCTGACGGACTCACGGTTCAGAACGGTCTTCATCTGATAGTCCCTGGAGACACGGACTATCTTACACGAAGGACGGTTACGGCGAAATATCGCCCTCCGACTTTCGACTCGAAGACCGGCGCTTATGGGAAGGACAAAAAGTCTTTGACTTTAGTCGTTCCTTTGACAGTCGGCGATCGTACAGTTTTCTGTACTCTCCGACTTGAGCGCGAAGTTCACCCGTCAATGTCTGCAGGAGTTGCGGCCGAGATAAATAAACTCGGGGCGCAGCTGCTGTGCGACGCTGACGTGGAAAGCTTCTGGGCTACAGGTTCTATGGAATAGAATCTGTCAACTCCTCACTAACACAATTGGAGGATCAAATGGTAAAACACCGCAAAGGGAGCGATACTTTCTCTCCCGACAAGACAATGCTCACTGTAGCACAGTCCCTAATCAGGGACTTCCAAACTTCATTGAACGATCCTACGTTTATGCAACCTCTATTAATTGCTATTAATAGTGGTTGTATAAGCAAGATACGTCAAGAAGTGTCTGCGATTGAGCCATCTGGCACTATAGCTGAATTCAAGGCTATGTATCAGATGGCTTCAATCTTTAAGAGATATAGGTTCCAATCGGACACCTATAGTGATCAAGAGTTGATAGAAAAGTCGATTTCGACTTTCCTAGAGACTCAAGATCGGATACGAGCTGTCGATCTGTCGGATTTAGAACCTGACATTTCGGCTATAGTTGAATATGCTCGTATTTACATTGCCCAAACTCTGGGCAAGTACGACAGCGATGAACATCGCTCTCTTTGCAGATTTGGAAGGCGGGCCAGTATTGGAATTCCTGCTCGTATGGCTTGTGAAGCCGCGCGCTGGGAATTGCCAATATCCGGTTCTCATTCCCAAATCTCATGGTTTGACTCAGAGATGAGTCATGTTGATTGCGTCCAAGACTACTGGAGCAAGCAATTAGACAGCGATCCTAACCGATCCATCTACTATGAGACGGAATGCCTGAAGCTGACGCTAGTCCCGAAAACGTTTAAATCGTTTCGTAGCATTATGCCTAATACGACTATCGGCTCATATATGAGCTTCGGTCTAGGCGAAATGATACGACGACGACTGAACAGGAAGGGCTTTAACATTGCGACGTTACAAGAACGTCATAAGGTTTTAGCTCGTCGCGCTAGTGTGCATAAACAGCATACTACCGCTGACTTGTCGAGCGCATCTGATAGTATATCAGTGCGCCTCGTAGAGTTGCTTTTCCCTCCTGATTGGTTTGATATTCTCAATCAATCTAGGATTGGAAAAGTGCTCTTACCTGATGGCCAAATTGTTGAAAGTCAAACTTTCTGCACTATGGGCATCGGGTACACATTTCCTCTTCAAACGTTAGTCTTCCTGTCACTTCTCAAAGGGGTCGAAGCGTTTCTTACGAAACGGTGGAACCGCCGTACTATTTCCGTTTATGGCGACGATATGATTTATGCATCGTCGTTACATACAACGGTAGTACGATCCTTTGAAAGGCTCGGATTCGTGATTAATCTTGATAAGACTTTTCACGAAGGCGAGTTCAGGGAGTCCTGCGGTGGTGATTACTACCGCGGGGTGGACGTTCGACCATTCCAACCCAGGAATGGTGCGGCATCCGTAGGTCCAAAAACCTACGAGGCCATGCTCTACAAGTACGTCAACGGTTTGTTGGCGCGCTGGTCTGAGTATGAAGTCGAACGGACTCTTGCTTACCTTACATCTGAGATCGAAAAGGTTACGGGTAAATGTAAACTCGTGCCTTCAGATTTTCCAGATGATTCGGGAATCAAGTGTCCATCGCTTACTTACTGGAATTTTCTCCAGTCAGTCCTTACGGCGCGTCCCAAATCAGTGGGTCATGGCGTTTATCGATTCTCATACCTTAGACTTGTGTCTAATGAAAGAGAGGAGATTCGCCATGAGCCATTTTTGTGGGCCGTACTGCGAGGAGGCGCTGAGCTTCATGATTCGTATCATGGAGGCTTTACAGACCGCCTTAAGCACCCTGCTTGGCTTACCAACTACATTGATACAGTAGTTGGCGTCAGGGAGGATGTTTCACAGCTGATAATTAAGCCTGTGAAACCGACACAGACGATCCGGTCTAAATTGACCGGTCGCCGCCTACGCCGCACATCGACTTTTGTGACCGTAGGTCACACAGGTCGATACATGCGTCGG